TATGTCTTATGCTAAACAAGTTAGATATGTACCTATGCAAATACCAAGGTTTATAAAATTTCTATTTTATGGATTTATCAATATTGGAAAGAATTTAATACAATGTTGGAAAAATTCAAAAATATTAAACATTACTGATTCAGATAGTAGTGATATGTTAAATCAAGAAGAGGAGGATTTACAATGAAGAAATTAAAAGTATACGTTGCAAGTGGGTATACAGATGGTGGTAAAATTACGGATGGGAGACAAAAGCTCGAAAACGCACTTACATCGTTAAAAGTTAGTGATGACCTTATTAATTTAGGGTTTGCACCATTTACACCACTATTAAACCATTGGCAAGACCAAATATACCCACAACCTGGAAAGGTGTGGTTAGAATTAGATTTTGAATGGTTGCCTGTGTGTGATTGTGTGTTAAGAATTAAAAATGGTGAGAGTGATGGAGCTTCACAAGAAGAAGAATTAGCAAATAAACTCGGAATACCAATTTTTTATAATTTGGGTGACTTAAAAATGTGGTCAGAAAAAAGAAGAATACAAGAAGAACATTTTGATGTTGAAAACATTAAAGATAATATTGAAGTTCTACAAAGAATATTAGATAATATGAAAAGGGGGATTTAATGAACGATTTAAGATTAACAATCGAATTAATACCACAAAGCATAAATAATGGTAGTTTGTTGAAAAGACTATCTAAAAGAGATTGGGGCATCGTGAAAAGAAAATCACAAAGAGATTCTAACAACACTTGTGCTATTTGTGGTAAAAATGATGAACATTCTGAATGCCACGAAATATGGGATTTTAATGAAAGGAAAAGAAAGGTAACACTTACAGGGGTTATTCCTATTTGTGCTGATTGTCATAGGGTAAAACACACCTATATGGCTCGTAATAACGGCAAACAAGATGTGGTAATAGACCAACTTATTAAAATTAATGGTATGATGGAAGAAGAAGCATTGGCATATATTGAAGAATCTATTAATATATGGAAAAAAAGAAGTGGTAAAGAATGGACAGCTGATTTTTCTTGGGTAGATGTTTATCTTAATGAAGCCAAAATTTATGAATTAGTAAATGGTATCAATATGGATAGAAAAGATATTTATGATGCATTTGATAAAGAAAGAGAATATCAGGATAATAAATGGGGTAAAGATATATGCTCATTTCCACAAATTGCTATTGATATAGAAGAACATCTTAATAGGTTGAAAAAGAATATTTACAATCTTGATGATGAAAATGCAAAAAACGAAATGCGAAAAATCGGTACATTATGTATTAAGTATGCTGAAAATTATGGTATGCCTACAAGAGCCGATGAACGTGGGGAACCAATAAAAAAGAAAAGTTTATTTAGTAGATAAAGAAAAAGAAAAGAAAAACCCCAAACTATTATGCTTGGGGTTTTTCTCGTCTATGTTATGGTTTTCATCCGTCTTTATTTATAATATATTTTAAATTCAAAGTTGAATCCGTTATTAATACATGCTTTTTCTTTTAATAAATTCGTATTTAAATTATAATTATATGTATATTCGCTTTTAACTTCTATAATTTTATTTTCACTTTTTATGTATATGTCGGGATAGTATAATCGTCTTTTTCCGTTTTTATCGGTGTATCTTATTTTTGGGACATCTAATCTATCCATTAAAACGTCTTCTTCTTTATATCCATTTTTAAATAATTCATCTAATGCTTTATTCTCATAACCTTGAATTTTTACAATTTTACCGCTTGGTAATATATATTCTTTAAAATTACAAGCATTGACCATAGATTTTTTATTTATATCTTTTGATTGCATTGGATATTCAGTTCCGTATTTTTCCAAACTTGTTTTAATACATTTATTTTTATATTCTTTAGTTTTGGAATAACTACTAACCCCATATTTTTTAAGATTTGTCTGTTGTCGTTTTTTAACATTTACAAAATGTTCATCGCCATATCTTTCTTTTTTAATTTTTCTACATTTTTTCTTTATTTCTTCATTTTGATAAGGATTTTCACATCCATATTTTTTAAGATTTGTTTCTTTGGTTTTCTTTAATCTATTATTATAAAATACTGTCTTGCAGTTTTCCGAACAATAAGCGGTAGCCCTTTTATCAGAAGAAAAAGAACTACCACATATTTTACATTTTTTATCGAAAATCATTATCACTCGCTTAACTCTTGGATTGAAATACCCATATCGTAATTAACAATGTTAACGATGATGTGTTTAATAACTCTGTTTGGTTGAAGTCTAACATCAAGAACGAATTCGTTGTTGTTGATTCTTTCAGAAGTGTTATTAGTTTCATCACATGTTAATAGGTAATCGTACAATCCACCATTTTTCTTTAATTCTTCAAATAAGTATTGAATTCTATAAAGTGTTATATCTCTGGTGTCTCTATTATTGAACTCAAAGTAATTTCCTTTAAGAACATTTTTCAAGAACTGTTTAATATAAATTATCATTCTTCTAACATTGGCTTCCTTAACAATAAGGTCTTGTTGTGTGTTTGTCATAAATTCAAACAGAATCCAATTATCATCTGTATAATCATAAATTATTTGGTTAATACCATTCTTACTAAGTTCATCTTGGTCATATGTACCTTTTGTGAATAGTTTGGCGAAGTTGTTCCATTCACCTCTTCTGTAACCTGCCATAGCAGATTGCGGTCCATTTATAGTATCATTTCTTGTTAGCATACCTGCCATATCACCTACAATAGGAATCCATCTATACTTATCATTATATTTATCATAGAAATATTTCATCTGACCAAATGACATTGTATATGAATTAAATTCTGTTAAAGCCCCAATTGATGTATCGTCTCTGTCGTTACCAAGTGTGTTAATCACCGCGAAGTTTAATGATTCTTCGGTACCACCAACAGCGCTTTCATTATTCCAAAGTGAAACAAGCGAAACACTCATTCCTGTTTGTTCTGCGATAATCGGCATTGTGTCTAAGTAACCTGCTATTCTACCATTGTTATAACCAAGAAGTATATCAGGGTTCATTAAACCATTTAATCCAAATATTTCTGCTGATGTTTCTAATACAGTTGTACCAAGAGCACCAGTTGCTATTGAAGACATATTAGTACCGTTCCACTCAGTCGAGCCCGACCAAGGTGCTGAATATTATGCTGCATCGTTATCGTTTAAAATCATATCTCTAACTGAGAAATCCTTTGTAGTGAAATCATAATCGTAACCTGTATATGAGTTATAATCAATAGCATGGCAATAAACATACTTACTATCTCTATTAATCACACTTTTAATATGTTTTGATAAACCACTTGTAGTTTTTGCAGATGCATCCCAACTACCTACAAATGTTTCAGCAAGTTGCCAATATCCTTGGGTGTCTTTTTTAAGAACTACAACACCAAGTTCTAATCTTAGGAAATCAGGTTTTGGTTTTATAACGTCTGAGAAACTTACAGGAAGCTTGTCAGTTCCATAAAGTGAACTTCCTAAGTATTGTGGCACTACATAGTCTGTAATACCCAATGTTACGTTTTTCGCTGTTAATACACTATTAAAAGGTGGTTGGTATTCAATATCGTTTCCATCTGCTACCGCTGTAAGAGTACAAGCACCTTCCACTAAATCTGATAAATACCCAAATTTATTATTAACACCATCTTCTACATATACGATAGTACCGCTAGTACCAGCTACTACTGCCCTAGATGTGTCTACAAATGTTGCGTCGCCAGGACCACTAGAATCATTTGTGTCTAAAGCATATACATCACCTGTAACCGCTTCTACAACTGTATAACCATGTGTAATTGTAGTAGTAGCAACTCCACCGATTGTTGCTGTGTAATAAGCCGCTGTTGTTGCTGTAGCCGCAACTAAAGTTACATCTATTGTTTCTACACCATCAGCCTCATTATATAATTGATTTATATAAGTTGCTGTTTCTGTAAATATTGGTGCCCCCCAATAAAGGTCAGAAGAGCTAACATCATCTTTAGATACCACCGCAACCGCAATTTCGTCACTTGTTGTTATAGATTTTGCATTAAATTCTATTAAGTAATCTGTTGCTGTTATAGTAGTGCCTAAATTATCTAATGTGTATTCCGCTTTGTCTTCGTTGTATAAACCAGCTCTATCGCCTTCTTCAATTGTTATTGTTCCGCCATCATTCTTAATTGCGATACCCGCAGTAGTCCAATCAGTATTTACAGGTCTTATAACATACAATTCACTCGCATATTTTAAGTATCCCGCAGCATTAAACCAATCTTTATAATTATATTCCGTTGGATATCCAAAAGTTTCATATAATTCACTTTCGCTTCTTATATTAATTGGAATATTACCAGGTCCTTTACTTGCAGGAAGTAACATACCTGTTTTAGTTACACCGACAGTACCTCTTGTAGGAAGTCTTACTTCACTTTCTGTAAAAGTCATACTTGGTGCATAATGTTTAGTTGTCATATTTTAACTCCTATTATTATCTTGTTATTGTTATTTATATAAATGTTGTATCTCTACCAACCTTTCTTCTTATACTATCTGCATTTGATTTTCCATATGCATCTACAAAGTCTTGTGCTCGTTTTTTGTCTTGTAATGGTGTTTTTACTAAATTTTCTCTTGGAAACCATGAAACAGCGCTGTTAATCTTACCATCTTTTAATATCCATAATCTATACTCTTTTTTATCAGCACTAACAGACATAACAATTCCTACAGAATTATTATATTGTTTATAATTGTTTCGCATAGCTGAATTGGTTTCTTGTATTTTAACAAATGTATATGGTTTTAAAATATCATTTTCTTCTACCTTTTCTTCGGCATCATCAACATTGTTATCATTATTATCATTATCATATGTATAATTACAATTTTTACAACGTTCATACTCTACACCCTTAGTAACTCCGTTTATGGTTTCTATAGTGCCTGTAATAGCATATTCATTACACTTTGGACATTTATAATCGTATGTTTGTATAGTGTTAGCATTGTTATGGTTTCTTTGTGTCTTATTAGTTTTTGCTGCTTCTTTATTTTTTCTAACTGATAAATTAAAATCATCCATATAATCAGGGTCTACATACTCCCCACAATTATCACAATTATAAGCACCAGGTATAATAGTATCATCTTGATTTTTATATACTAATACTGAATACTTAGTATCGCAGTAAGGACATGTAATCATTCCGACATTATCAAAATCTTCATCGTCAACATCAGATTTAGAACCACCTTCTTCCACTTCTTCTTCTTCATCGTCATTAAATAAAGTTTCTTGATTCTTATTATCGAAAAAATCGCCTACTTCGTCATCTTTTATTTCTTGTAATATGTCATTAAAACCATCAACTTCAACATCTGATAGTGAGTAATTACAACTATAACATTCTTTATTATAACCAAATTCATCGTCATTGATTAAACCAGTTTCTTTATTTATGTGCAGTGTTATAGTTTTCTCTTTTTTACATTTAGGGCAATCTACAAAATCAACATCATATTCTTTTGTAGGAAAGTGTGATTTTTCGTTGTATTCATCATCCTTTGAATTCGTTGTCGTAGTTACAGTATTAGTTTTCTTTTCGGCTTCTGACCTTTCAGATTTTTCTTTTAGCTCAGCCATGATTAAATCTAATTCATCACGAATATCATCAGGAAGATTAACTGCTGTATAATCTCTATCGTCTTCTTCTGGTTCTTCTGTTTTAACATTAACCCCTTTACCTCTTAAATAATCTAATACACCCATTATATAATCTTATGTATGTTTATGTGTTGAATACCCTTAAATCTGTCTTTAACCTGTTTTAAATAGTTTTCAATTTGTGATAATTCATCAGCATCACCAACTATATTAACTCTAAAACCAAAACTTTGTAATTCTTCATCAATTTGCTCGACTTCATCACCATTTAATATTTTATATTGCTCTTTTAAACTCATATCAAAATCCTTTTATATTATTATTTATAAATTATAACTCCGCTTCGCTAATATTAAGCGTTTGTTTTTCAATATTTATTTCAATATGAATTTGCCTTATAACCTGTGTAGGCTGTAATGCTATCTGTATATGTAATTCATTCTGATTTATAGTGTTTGGTGAATTATTTGAACCATCACATATAGCATAACCATCGTATAAAGCCCCAGCATCTATCATATTTAAAATTGTAGTGTTTATACTTGTAGAAACTTCTTGTCTTAAATTATAGCTATTGAATTCGTATATGTATGGTTTTAATAATAATCTTAATCTGTATTTAAATTCATTTATTGTTCGTCTAATGTTTAATCTTTTTGTAAGAACATCTTTATCATGATACATCAAAATATCATATAGATAGAATTCATTATTTTCATAATTTTTAATTATGTGGTTTATACTGTTATAACTTAATAAATCTCTATTATCATCTGATACATCGGTATGTAACATTTTTAATACATTCTTAATTGGTTGTGTTCTGTACCCAGCACAAGCAGAATAAACACTCACGGTATCTTCCACCACATATATACCAGCAACATCACCAATTGTAGGTACCCATATAAATTCTTCTAAAAATTCAGAATAAATCATTTTCATATTATCATAAACAATTGTGTATGTGTTATTTTCGGCAACATATATAGGATTGTATTTAATACCAAAATCGTGTAGAATAGTTGATGTCATTGTATTATAGGTAGAAAGATAATCATTTTCATTCCAAGGACTTAAAATTGCGATACAATCTTTTCTATCGTTTGCAATTAAAGGTGCTAAGTTCATATTATTATTTGTACCATCATTAAGTTCTATTCCTAATAGATACTTAAAAGAAATATTATCAGTGTTTCTATAGAAATTCGTAGCGGTTTCAAAAGTTGAATATGTATTTAAATCTGTAAAATCAGTAGTATCGTTATCTGCTTCTAATACTAATTCTGTTATGGAGTTGTTACTTGTTACCGTATCTAAATATATATAATCTGGTGTTTTAACAAAATAAACATATTTTGAATTTTGATTAATGACATCTTCACAATAATTTCGTTTATACATAGCGTGTATTGATGTATCTCTTTCTTTGGCAACTTCATATACTTCCATTAAAGAAAACTTACCAGAATACTTTTTAAACACCAAGAAAATAAAATTCTTATTAAAGTCTACATCTTGTACAAGTTGTCTATATGTTTTAATATCGGTACTATTTTGTATTTTACTATCGTATACGATTCTTGTACATGTAGGATAACCCAACCCACTGGTACCACCATTAGCAACATATTCGTATGTGTCGGCACTATCAGCATAACTTAAATCGCCACCTGTTATAGTAATATATAATTCTTCGGATTTTAAATAACCTTGTGCCACACTCGTTGCTGTAATATCAACATCTTTATCATAAAATATCACTTTTCCTGTAGTATCGTATAGTGATACATTTTCAGTTAATACTATATAAATATCAGTATCCCCACTTTCAGCATCATCACCAACTGGTATACCACTAGAACCATAAACACCACTAATACCAAATGGTTCGTTATTTAATTCGCTTTTTTTAGTATCTCTAAAATATAATGAAGTATGTGCAAAACTTCCACCATCCCACAATTCACTATTATTAGTTATTTTTATTTGTGTTAAATAATTACCACTTACATCTTCAACTGTTAATACTTCTTGTATGTCTTCATCTGTTAAATATGAGATTGCTTTAATAGTATATGTACCATCGGTATTTAATATGTATACTTGGTGGAGTTCCATTCCACTTAGAAGTTGTGTTGGTATATCATCCCAAACATCTTCAATTAGTATAATATCATTTTCTGTTGTAATAGAACTATCATATTCATCTTCTGTCGTACAAAAACTTACTGCTATATCTTGTGTTTGTGTAGCTTCTCTGTTTATAACTGTATATTCTGTATGTGCATTATCAATTGTATAATTTTGTAATGTGTTAATTGCTATATCGTCATTATAATAATTTGTTAATTCCACACGATTTAAAACTTGCAAGTTGCTATCCCCATCAAAGTACATTCCAAATTCTATACCATAATTTTGATAGGTGTCAGCGTCAACAACACGCATAACGTTTATATAGTTAGTATATCTTAAATATTCATATATATTATACCAAGTTTTATAATTATATTCAGTAGGATATCCAAATTTGTTAATAAAATCTACTTGGTCTGTTACAGTAGTATTTTTATTACCCACACCCCTTTCAGCAGATAAAAAAGCTACTGTTGGTATGTAAGGATTTGTGTCATCCACAGATGATATCAAATTTTCCGTTATTGTAATTCCTGGTCTTTGTTCTAATCCCATTATTTATCCTATATTATTCTTCACTTTCCATTATAACTATCTTTTCTATTAATTTTGGTAACTTACCTTTCCAATCATATTCCATAACAATAAAACCATATCTACTTTTTATTATATGGTTGTTATTTAAATCTATTTTATAATTAGTACCAAATAAATCTTCATCATTGGCGAATATTAATTGTAATTTTTTATCACTAACTCTTTCAACATATACTTCTTTGAAAGTTTTAAGTTTCTTTAAGTGTTTTTTAATTTCTTTTTCTGTATCGGAACAATCTTCTTTCTTAATCTTTAGTTCGTTCCACAAAATGCTTAAGTTTCTTGATAGTTCTATATTCACAATTTATCCTAATTTAAATTTAAGAACGTCTATTTTTATCAACTTTATTACTATATCCAAACAAATCGACCATTCTTATTTCTATTTCGTGAAATCTATCTGCGAGATGGTCATCGTTTCCAAATTCTTGTAAAATTCTACTTTTTAAAATTTTTAAATCGTGAAGTAGATTTAAATCTTCGGCTGTTATTCTACCAGTTCCTTCTGCTAATGCTTCTTCATATAAATTATTTAAGTTTGTCATCATTTATCCTTTTTTAAAATGGTATATATTCATCTTTAATACCCAAAGCAGTTTCCATTTCTCTAATATCTTCTTCCATTAAATCGAATATGTCAAATTTCTTACCCGTTTTCTTTTCATCTATCATGTTCATGTTTCGCATTATCCTTTCTTCGATAACACTAGGGTCATCACGAAGTAAAATATCGATAGCATCTTGCGAATTAAGAATAGATGCAATTTCTTCAAATTTTTGGTTTTTTCTATTCTTACCTTTATTTATAATTTTCTGAAATATCATATGATGATTTGCCATATCGGAATCACCAAAAATGTTTCCAAGCATAACATCATCATCTATCATTAAAAAGAATAGCCCTGCAATTAATGCCATAACCTTATCATCAGCTTCTGTACCATCACCACCATAACTATTTTTCTTCCTTACAAAGTTTCCTAATTGACCAGTCGTTCCAATATCATAAATTTCTAAATTAAAATTATCTGCTATTAGTTTTAAATTCTTACACCCCAATCGTTTAGTTTTCTGTGTAGTTCTGAAACCTGCGAGTGTGAGATTTTCCCAATAAAGATGTTCGTATCCTAAATCTTCAAGGGTTCTATTGGTTTCCCGACCCGCACCCTCATTATTCTCAGTAAATATCCAAGCTTCATTATAATAATATCCTAACACTTCTAATATATATGGGAACATTCTATAATGAATATCGTATATAGCTTCAAATGTTGCCACTTGTTTAATTGGGATAGATGTAATATCTAACACTTGGAACGAAGTTTCATCACCCTCGCCAGTATCGGTGTTCGTACTCGTATCTACACCAATTACATATTTGTGGTCTTTTTCAGGATGTGCGAATATTTGTATATTTTCTTTATGGTCGAAAAGTTTGTAAAATTTACTTGGGTGTTCAGGCTCGTATAATTCGTCAACTTTTAAAGGTTCTTTATATATTGCAGATAACCAACTTAATGTATCAGCATGTAACAATGAACCAAGCTTACTATCAAATTTACAATTGAATTCACGTTCAAATTTTGCTTCTGCGGTATCTTCACCACCAGAACTACGAATTTCACCACCAAGTAGTTCAAGCATATCATCTTTCCATGCTTGGTCACGACCTGGAACTGCATCCCAAGGTACAAAGTGTGGAACAAATTTTTTATTCTTTTTAAGTGGGTGACCATCTTCAAGGTTTGCTTTCCACCAATAATCGTGGAAGTGGTTCTTACCATTTGGTGTAGATACAAGCATTAATCTTGAATCCTTAGATACTGCAAGAATTGGTAGTGTACTTTGAGAGAACTCAGACCAACCTTTTACGAATGCTGCCTCATCAACCAATAAAACATTACCAGTTGCACCACGAGCATTCGACTTAACAATAATTTTACTACCATTATCAAAGTCAATACGTGATTTATTCCACTCTCGTAGACCACATTGTAATCCAAATGGTAAGTTTTCAATACTTAGTTTAATCTTTTCAAGTACATCAGCTGCAGATTCCCTATCCCTACTAATAATAACAACTGTTTTATTTTTATTGAATATTGCATACCAAGTACAGAAAATAGACACAACTGTCGAATTATGACTTAATAAACCATTCGTGAAATATCTTTTACCATTTTCAACATTTAATAAATCAAACATAGGTTTCTTATCTCTGAGCTTCTTAATAGAAACTATTTTTTCAGTTCCTTTCTTTGTTGTAATAGCATCACCAACTTGTAATCGTTTAGCTTTTATTATTCGTTTACTTTCACCGACAAATAATAAATGGTCATCAGCACATATTAGTTTATGACCTGTTGTTTTAATTTCCCATTTCTTGTAAGGTATAGTTTTACCTATTCCTCTAAATAGTTGCCAACCTGTATCTGTATAAACTTCAAAATCTTCATTACGAATTAAATCCACAAACTTTCGTTCATCTCTTGCAATAGGCAAATGACGACTATTTTGTGAGTTGTATATTTTATCATAAAATTTACCAATCTTTACATATTGTTCTTCATGGTTATATTTATTTCTAATTACTATTGTTGTATTATAATCAACACATTTTCCCGACTGTCTTGATTGTAGGAAAATATTAAATCTTTCATTTTGTAATGATGGTAGTTGTTTCCTTTGATGTGGGTATAAGTCAATTTTCTTCATACCTTCATCAGGGTGAACATGATAGAAATAGTTTTCGGCATAATACAGCAAATCTGTACCACATCTATGAACTTCATCTTCCATTTCTTTTGTAAAACCAATTTTAACATTTGCAGCTTTAACTTTGTCATATTTCAAATAGGTTTTTATTTTCTTACCATGTATATCATGTGTTACATCAAGAACACTATAGTCTCTGTCAAACGTTGCACTCTTAGTCATCTATTACCTCTGCTTCTACAGTTTCCGCACCTATACCTGTTACATTTTTAACACCATTATTCATACGGTCAATTACATCACTTGTTGTTCCTGTGAAGTTAAATGTGTTATGTTGCTCTTTAACTTGTTGACCTGGGGTTAATACTGGCGCATCTGACATATTATTTCTAATATCTTTGTGCATTTCCATCCACAACTTCATGTTAGCATGTAGTGTACGATATAATTGTGATATCGTTTGTAACATTATTGGTTTCAACATCCCACCCTCTAACGGCACACTTGCTATCAAATCTTTTAAACTTTGATTAGTAGCTCTAACACTATCACGAATTTCAACATAATCCCTAAATACTTCATCTGTAGTAAATGGTGTTTTTGTTTCTAATTCGTTAGTTTTATCATATTTAACTGGGGTTAATGATTCTTGCTCTTTTTCTTTCACTATAACGAGTTGGCGTTCTAAATCTAGAATTTCTGATGAATAATCACCACCATCTAATATATCTTTGACATCAGAATTTAAACCAGCTAATTCTTCAATTGGTATTAAATCTGTGTCTTTATTTTTCTTCTTTTTCTCCGAACTCATATAATATACTCCCATCTTTATTACTTCTAATTACAACATGACAATTAACAAAAGACATTTTATCTTCACCTGAAAAAGCACCTAAATCATCAACATCTAAATGAATAAGTTCATTAGATTCTTTATCCTCAAAACTTGTATAGTTGTACCAATGTCTATCAGATTGATGTAGTTCTCTGTTTTCTTGTGTTAAGTATTCGTTTTTAATATCCAATACTTTATCAAATGTATTGATATCGCTTATTAATTCCCTTCTGATGCTAAATTTGGATATACTTGGCTCTATTTTACTGAATAGTAATGTATTAGTTGAGGGCTCAAGTATTTCAATTATCAATTGATAAGTGTTACTTTCCATTGTATTCTCCTGTTTGTTTATATCTTTATTTATAAGAATATATTTATCTAAAGCAGGTTTTTCAACCTGCCTTGATAGTATTTTTATAGCATATTCCCGTATACATCAAATAATTTTGTTTCATCTGTTTCAAGAAGTTCATCAACCATAATTTTTTCCATTACTTCTTCTGATAATCCTTCTGGTAGTGGGTATGGATTCTTTCTTGGTCTACCTCTTTTAGCTTTTCTTGGTATTTCTTTATGAAAATCATTAGACTTCTTTATATAAACAGGGTTTAGTTTTACATAATTTGTTTCCATCCCCATTACATAATAATATATACCCTTTTCTTTTGCAAAATCTTTATGACTATCAGTTAAAGCATATCTACCATCTTCCATTTGAACAAGATAGTATAATGTATCCATTTTTGCTAATTTCCATTCTTCTGGTTTTCTCGCATCATACTTTAATGGATAATATATTGCTTCATTTGCAGTAGTTCTATAATTACTTGAATAACCACTACTTCTTCTAATCACATTTTCATATCTTTCTTGAAGAAATCTTGTGTATGCACCTTCATATTTTGTTCTACCAAGTGGGTAAACCTGGTCCATAAATGTATATTTTTTACCACTTTTACCAAATACTTCTTCATATACAATAGCTCTACCAATAACTTTACCAGTCGCCTTATCATACATCGCAGCCATTTTTATATCAGGTGTATTATCATAAAAACAAGTTTGGTTTGGTTTATCAACCATACAACTTGAAATTCTAGAATCCTTAAATGCTCTTGAATAAATATCAGTAGCATTATCTTCTAATCTAATTTCTATTGATTCTTCAAAACCACCAGCTTGTATTAAACCAAGTATTCTATTTAATTTATAATCATCAGGTCCTGGACTTAAATTTGTTAATTGTGCTATTGTTTTACCAAGTTTTCTTTCTTGACCATCTATTACAACTTTACCTGATTTTTTATCCCATTTAACATCTTTCCATTCTGATTGAGTTCTAATAGTGGTATATTTACCCAAAACTTCACGTATTGAGTCTATTATAACATTTTCTATTTCAGTACCTTTTATATTCATTTTATATCCTTTTATATCCTTTTTATTATTTGGTAATTAGTTGGATTTATTGTTATTTCATCACCATTTACAGTAGTGTATGTATATTTAGTTGCCGTTCTATAATCAAACCCGCCAGCATTTTCGTGTTTATCACTTTCAACTGCACATTTTAAACATAATTTAGGTCCTTGTCCCAATTCGTTGCTATGATAAACAACACTACAATCATTACACACATATATACCACACAGGTAACAACTCCTTCTTGATACATTTTGTTTACATATTTGACATATTTCTCTTTTTTCATTTATTATTTCGTTGTACATTTCGGTTAGTTTTTTCATTTTATATCCTTTTTATTATTATTTATATTATTATTTATATTTATACAGTTCCTAAGAATTCTATGTTTGCTGTAAAGTGGAAGTGTTTATCATCACTTTCAAAATCTTCTAATGTCATTGTAGCACTACCAGGTGCAGGGTTTATTGTTAAAGTTGCACCACAGAAAATTCCAATATATTCATCTATTGTTCCATTATATGTAAATGTAGTACTTCCTGATTGTGTAAATATATATTTTTCCGCCCCTGTAAAACTAAATGTTTGGGCTGTTTCATCATTAACTAAATATGACATATTTTGTGCTTGTGTTCTTGGGTCTTCGCTACCAACATCTAAAGTGTCATCATAAACTCTATTATGGTGTATAAGATGTGCTGGTGTGTCTCCATTACTCTCACCCCTTATAATTTTTATAATCGGTGTAACTGTAGCTTCTTCCGTTGTATCATTCGCAACATTTATGGTTAAATTATAATTTATTCTATATACACCATTTAGTAATATTTTTAAGAATACAAATTCGCCTTCTCCAGCAGTGTAATGATTAGCAACATCAAATAAAGTTGCTGTATCAACGGTATCAAACAAATCATCATCCCATCCAAAATAATTGCTGTTATAATCATCTTCACCTTCTCCCATTAAAGCCATACAATTATGTAGATATGTGTTAGCTAAAGTGGCGGTAGTACTATAATAATCTATATAAGCAACTTGATTATTCATAGAATCATTCACAATATCTAATATTTGGTTTTTGAAAACAGAAAAACCTTCACAACTTAACACTTTATTATCCGTAGTATCGGTGTAATCATCTGTTAATACATCTGTTGTTAATACTTGATTAACAGCATAGTCTTCTTCAAGTTGTTTATAACTTGTAATGTAACTATAAGCTGTTAATTCTAAATTATCGTCACTTACATTTATCGGTAAATTAAATATGTTTTTATTTGTAGAAGATGAATCTACTTTTACTATTAAACTACTCATATTATAAATCCTCTATTTTTTTGATTGTAAATCTTGCTGTTGTTTTT